GTAGAATCAGGGCTTAAAAAACGCGGTTTAATTCGCGAACCTTTAGATTGATTGCATCGCCTACAAGCTGAAGTTAGGTTCTCTAAATTGAAAATGTCCCCGCCACTAACCCTGCTTTGTATGTGGTCAACTTGGTCTGCCTCTTGTCCACAATAGGTACACACATAGCCATCTCTGGCTAGTACAGCTAACCTAGTCTTTTTCCAACGAGCAGTTCCTAATGCTTTTTTACTAATGCCAATTCCATTTCTTGAAATGATCTAATGCAGCACACGCATTAATGTAACCATCATTATCTAATTTATATTTGTGTGCTAGATACGACAGTCCCCAGTCTATCTGTTTGTAACCATCAACTCTACTTAGATACTCTGACTTTCCTTGGGGTATGCCATACACCCTATGAGTACCATGTAAGTTACCAACAGCTGAAGGATTCCACGCACTCTCTTTACCATACAAGATAGCTAAACACTTGTACTGCTTCTTACTCTCTATCTTTAACAATGCGTATTCTTTAAATGAAATCATAACAACAGGCTTTTTAGATAAAGCTAAAGAGGAATCAATTGTTTTAGAATAAAGGCTAAATACCATTAAGCAAAGAGCTGCCCCAATAACTAGCAGCAACGAACTCGCGAGCAATCCGCTAAAGCGGCTCGCGTTCGCGCTTAAAGGCGCGTCGCTTGCTGATAGTGTACTCATGTTGTCAAGTTTGTGCGTAAATTGATCTACAACTTCAAATTTCATATTGAAGTCCAACCAATATACACAGCCTGTGGATTATCTTTTAGCCATTGTTCTCTTAGCTTGTTTTGGTAAACCCAATCAATATCATGATTATCCGTAGCCTTCAACCCACTCATGTTTACAGTAATTGCAGTCATGTAAATACTCCCTACCAGCTTTAATAGTGTTGGTGTTATACCCTAAACACTCTGGGCATTGATCTTTCTGCATGTGTAACAGTTGCCGCTTTCAAGTTTCCAAGCCCCACATTTTGTGCAGCGGACAACTGATTTATCAGTCATAGCCTCAATTCTAGCCTTTACCCCTGCGTTTTCACACTTAACACACATAACAACTACATGTTCTTGACCTGCATCAAAATCAGCTAATTGATTGAAAAGCATGGGTTGAGCGCATTTATTACACTTAAATACCCACGTTAAATCACTCATCAATTACGGCGTTAATTATGTATCTAGTTAAATCATGAGCAGCTGTAAATACAACATTAAAGTCATGTTCATTTGTATCAGATCTAGTTAGCCCATAAATAGGTCTGCCATACCTAAAAGCACTAGCTGGGGCAAGCAATACGCCGTCGTTATATCTAATGCAAATACGGTTAAAAGCTTGAGGTTCATCATCTACTGGCTCAGTCAGCCACATCTTTTGAAGCTTTTGTAAGGGGAACTTAACCTCATCATTTATTGACTTGTTAAGCCATTTGACTTCCAGTCCACCTATGTAGTTTGCGTAACCACCATCTTTGACTTGGTTAACAAGAAAGTCCATAAAGTAAAATCTAGGTGTTGGATACAATTCCCAACGAAAGTTGGCAGCCAACCAATCAGCCACCAACTTTTCTTTTCTGCCATCACCGTAAACCTGACGGATTGATTCAGCCATGATGGTTTAGCTCAATGTGGTTAATGCAACCACAGGCAACGCATTTTTTAATACCGTCTATGGTTATTAGCCTTGGGTCATTACACATTTCACAACACTCTGACAATGGAACTACATCTAGTACAACTCCATCATCTGTAAATGTAGCCCTAACTCCAGTTGAGTCAATCATTTCCATATCGCCCATTACTCAGTCCCTTCAAAGAACCATCTGCCATTTGCTGAGAGTTTTGCCCAAACGGCGTGTTCTTTAACGTTACCTTTGCAAACGTAGCCATAGTAAGTTTTTCCACCCTTGCTAATACCCTGCTTCAGGGTATGCCCATGCTCACACTCAGGCGGCGGATTAGGTGTTGAACTACCTATTGCATCAACAACCTCACCAACTGACCACACCACAGGTTCAGGCGTTTTATCAGCTGCGAAACTATCTCGCAAAATAGTTTCAATCTGACCTGATTTGCTACTCGCTGCGCCATACATGTTTTGACGTTGCTCTAGCTTCTCTTTAAAGCTTTTGGTAGGAGCTTCCGCTGCAATGACTTTAACCATTTCGCTTTGACTTGGTCGCTTGCCTTTAGCGGCGTATCCAGCATTGGCGAGGCTGCGCCCAAGAGCAGAAGTTTCCGCGTTCTCCAATGCAGAAGTTGAATTGACGCCTCTATCCGTAACCACCTCGTAAGCGAGTCCAGTCGCCCAAGGGTTTGCGTCCAACTCTGTACGATATATTGAAGCGCGGACAATAAACCTCGTAGGACTAGACTCCAAAAGCTCAGTATAAATACGAAAATCAGGATATTCAGCAATAAATTTAGCAAGACGAACCTCCACCGTTTCATAGTCGTTTATGTTAAATGCCATCGTCCTCACCCCTCATTTCTCTAACAATCTTTCCGTAGATAATGCCGTATCCAAACAAATCTCGGAGTGAGTCGTCATGGTCACTTGTTTGACTAAGACGTGCGACTTTGACGAGCAGCATGCACATTGCGACCTGTTCAGGCGAAATGTAAGTGTCCAAATAGCCTGACCAGAGTTCGCTAATTCGTCGGTGATTTTGCTCTGGACTTCCGTAAATGCTGCCTCTATCGGCAAGCGTTGTGTGGATTTCATTGAGCAGTTCCTCAGTTCTTTTCATAGTCAAATACCTCATCTGACTGTTTTTGTATGTTGATTAATCGTCGGTGCGATTCCCAACCTATCGCCCTGCCACGCCAATAACCCTGATTGTAGATTTCCTTATGCCATAAGCTGACAGCCCAAGAAAGCAATCCAGTTGCAATCATAAACCACAAAACCGTTAGTCCGTTGATTGTCATTAGTTTGTCCAAGAACTTGCATAGTCGGTCGTAAAGCAATACATCTCAACTGCGCTGTCATAAGCAATTGAATAGGTGTGACCTACTTGGTCAAGAAAGTGAGTAGCAAGAACAAGAGCTGCGTAACTCTCAGTCCAAAAAATATACTCATGATTAAAGTTCATTTCTTGGTCAAAGCGAAATTCCTGTACTTCCCAGTTTTGACCTTTGAACTCCATTTGACTTTCAGTTAATCTTTCAAAGTCCAATGGATTTAATTGTACATTAGCTAAGTTTTTAGCATGTTTGGTTTTCATTAAAAGCCTTTCCGTTAGACCAAGTTCCGTTAACTTGGATAGGAAAAGCATGAGGCTTAGAGCTGACATTTACAACCCCAGCCTTGGGCGTGTTCTATAACGCTTTTGTTACAATAGCCCCAGTTCATCAAAAGCGTCAATCTGCTCATCAATATCTCTAGGCTCGTAATCGGTCTGCCTACCCATAGGTTTTACCCTCAACTATGAAGCTGCCATCTTTTTCAATAGGCACAAATACAGGCGCAACCTTTTTGTTTTTTACATACAAAATTCCGAACCCTTGCTGCCAATTGCCGCTGCCGCCTTTTAGGTATTTTGCAGAGGAAAACGACATTAAATTTCCGACTTCAAGACCAAACAAGGTATGCCCTATTTTGCCCCCTGACGAGGCTGTAACAGAGGCTAAACCCCCGCGATGAGTATGCCCACAAACCACGCTCTTACCATGCCTTATAGCCAATCCTAGGGCTGTTTGACCACCCTTTTGGGATACCTGCCCTTCGTCACCATGAAGGATAATCCAATTAGGTGCAATGGGCATTGGTTCGCGCCAAAATTTAATGCCTAGCTCAGGCAAGCCAAGCCAATTTTCAAACTTCAATTCAGGTAATGAGGCGAAGGCTGGCAGCCTAGTTTTGATTGAATTCCATAATCGGTCAGTATGGTTTGACCTGACCATATCTGTTACCTGTAAGTCGTAGAGGACTTGCTTAGTAACTTGGCGATCTCGGTCAAGTGTTCCAGCAAACTCACCCGCCAAACCGCGTTCCCATTTACTAAGTTGGGGGAGGTCAATTTCATCTCCGACCGTTGCAACTTGGTGAGGCTTCCATTTAGCAATAAATCGTACAAGGTTTCTAGTTGCAATTGGGTCATGATAAGGAATTTGTAAGTCGGAAATCAGGACGATTCGTTTAATTTATTCGTCCTCGTCAAAGTCGTCTAATGGGTTTTTAATTGGGTCTGTTGTGTCAACAATCCAATCAGGATAACTAGACCTATCCATTGCAAACGCTAGAGCTGTGCCTTCGTCCATGTTTGCTTTTCGGCATGCCATATAAACTTCGTTGGCTGCAATTGCCCAATAATCTAGCTTAGTAAGAACAGGCTCTTTAGTTGTCCTGCGTCTTTTAGCTACTATCTTTTTAGGTTTACGCTTTGTCGCCATAGGTTTATTTTACTTCCTGCTAATGACAATAAACAGCTCATCAATGCGATCTGAAAGGCGTGTTGTTTCTTGTTGTAATGAGGTCAACTGGTCTTTCATTGAACTCCCGCCGTTCGGGCGAAGCTCATTAAGCCAACCTTTTACTAGCCAGCGTAAGCCAGCCAGCACTCCAATTAATGTGGTGGT